AACTAAGCCAAGCAGAGTTACAGAAAATTTGGGACACAAGCCTTCTGGCGTGCTGGAAGAGTGACGTAAGTGGATGGGCTATAGCCACGGGATTCCTGAAAGGTATTGGTAAGCCAGACTTTGCGGAAAAGTTTAATGGGAAAACTAAACCCACCGACGAGGAGTTTACAGAGGTAAAAAACTTATTAGTTTCTTACCAACTTTCGCGGTGCTTGGACAAAGGTTGGGACGGCGAGTTGGAATTTAGGCCATCCAAAACAGCGAGAGCGTTCGTTGCAGAACATTGTGAGCGACTAGGCACTTGTCTTTGGTCAGGTAAGCACACGACCGAAGCCCTGTTGGATAGCATAGACAATTTTAAGTGGCGCAGAAAAGGCAGGGCGGTAGTAAACGCTATGAAGAATAAGAATTACAAGAAACGAAATGCTGTAGTTTCCGTTTCAATTAAGGCTAGAGAGTTGGACAAGAGACACGACTGGGACACTGTTAAGTAAAGGAGAGTGAGTAATGAATAGAGATAGAGTAATGATTGAGTTAGAAGAATACCTAAACACACAAGAAGAAGACTACATAGACCCAGCCGAACGCAAACGCGAGATGGCAGAACGTGCCGCAGACGAAGCTATGTCTACCTGGGATGATGAATGAAAGTTACAATCGAACTCAGTGAGGAAGACGGTGAAGAAATGGTCGAGCTGGGCCAACAACTGTTGGATGCTGTAGACAGGCTAGAAGATTTGGAGAAACGTCTTGAGGCTTTGCTGGATGCCCGATGATCTGCGTACTAACGTATGCCCCAAGTGCAGGGAAACTTCTGAGCAAGTGCTTAACATGGAGACGCAGAAGCGCGTAGGTTGGTACTGCTTAAAGTGCGAGTATTTTGAGGAAGCAATTCTCCGAGAAACAGTTATACATAAAGTTATAAAAGTTCATATATAAGACAGGTGTTAACTAGTGGCAAAAAAGACAGAGAAAGAAATGCAACGTGAACAAATAGCACAAGATATAAAAAAGTATTTAGCTAGGGGCGGTGTAGTAAGAACTTATGCTCACGGCGAGAGTGCTGTTGAAGAAAGAAAAAACAACGCTACTTGGGAAAAGAGATTGAGAGCAGTACCTACTAAAAAAGGTAAATGACATGACAGCTTGGTCTTACAGCAGTTTAAAAACATTTGAGCAGTGTCCTAAGAAGTACCACCATCTAAAAATACTTAAGGATGTAAAGGACAAGGGAAGCGCGGCTACTCTGTATGGCTCTCAAGTACACAGTGCCGCAGAAGAGTACGTTAAGTCAGGTACTCCATTGCCTCTTAAGTTTAAATTTCTTAGTAGCTTTATGAAAAGCATAGACGCTTTGCCTGGGGATAAATTAACGGAGTTAAAACTGGGAGTAGCTAAAACTGAAACGGGTTATGCGCCCACTAAATTTTTCGCTAAGGACGTGTGGTGGCGGGGGATAGCTGACCTTGTAATAATCCAAGGCACAACAGCTTTGTCTATAGACTATAAGACCAGTAAGAATACGCGGTACGCGGACACCAAGCAATTAGATGCCGTAGCGGCGGCTTTGTTTGTTCATTACCCGCACCTCACAAAAATAAAATCTGCCTTGGCTTTTGTGGTGAGTAACGACTTCATCCATAAAAAACACGTGGCCGAAATGCGGGACTCTTACTTTGCTACGTTTACACCCGAGCTAGATAGGTTAGCAGGAGCAGAAAAATCTGGGGTATGGAACCCAATCAGTGGTCCACTTTGTGCGTACTGCCCCGTGGTTAGCTGCGAACATAACAGGAGTTAACATGCGCTACATAAAAGACATAAATGAAGTGAATCTTTTTGAAGATGCGCCAATTCGGCCACATATAGTATGCAATACAGGTTGGTGGCGGCGGAATTACTTGGAGCCTTTTATAGACACTAGCCGGTCATCTACTGGGGACTATAGACCTAGAATGAGGATTATGTTGGATGAAGAGCTAATCCAAAGTCTACGGTCTACAGCGGGGGGTTACCCTTCTTACATACAGCATTTGTTGAAATACCTTTATCAATCTAAATTTGCAGAGCCAGCAGGCAAAGGGTTTATTAGAAGGCTTATGGGCTCAGGGTATGTGGAGCACTGGCAATGGAATATATTTGAAGAGATAGAGTGGCGTGTATCCAATGGAGCACCACTTTACGAAGTAATCGCGGAGCTAAAAGCCAGAGCTTGCCAAGTTCTGGAATACGAAGACGTAAATACCAGTGGTTGGAGAAAAAATCCAGAGGTAGAAATCGCTTGGAGAAAACTACGTGCTGAAGCTATAGAAGTTTATGGCGGTGAATGTGCGGCTTGTGGGCGTAGCAAACAATTTGAGGGGGTCACTATGCACTTAGATCACATTATACCAAAGTCACATAAGCCTGAACTAGCCTTAAACTTTGCTAACTTACAACTGCTTTGTGAGGACTGCAACATGGGTAAAAGTAACAAGTACAGTACTGACTGGCGTGCGCCCGCAAGGAATATTAAGCCAAGAAAAATACGTTGTTAACTTACATGATAGATAAAATACTTCATTTTGTTTGGGTTGGCGATGCAGGAAATATGCCTAGGGATTCATTAAGGTCTTGGGTAAAACTCAATTGTAACTACACAGTATTGCTGTGGGATCAATCAGATTATGAAAACACCAATTGGGTAAACAAAAAACACATGGAAGCGATGTACCCTATAGAGAAATGTGGTGTGGCCGATTTAATGCGGTACGAGATACTTTATAGGCACGGGGGTATAGCCTTGGACATAGACTCAATATGTATGCGCCCCCTTGATGATTGGCTACTAGAACCTGATGAAATATTTTGTTGGGAAAATGAAAAAATTAGACCGGGGCTAATAGCTACGGCCATAATGGGGGCGCGGAAAAAATCTAAATTTTTTAAATCTTTGATAGATACCTTACACAAAAAAGATTCTGTAATTTGCGACAGGGCTTGGATAACTACTGGCCCTACACAAGTAACGAACATTTACAACACTACAAAAAACAGTATTACTGTGTACCCCTCACACTATTTTATCCCTAACCATTTTAGCGGTGACAAGTACACTGGTAATGGCCCTGTATATTGCGAGCAGGAGTGGGGTAGCACGGTGGGTCGTACCCAGCTGACATAAATCTATGGTTTAGGGGAAGGAATATGGGCAAGAAACAAAAAAAAGTACTAATAGCGGTTCCCGCCTATGATGGTAGGGTATGTTGTGATTTTTCCGTTGCTATAGCCGAGATATTTAGGTTAGCAGCGGATAACAATTGTGAATTGTTTTTACAGTACTGGATGTACGACTCGTTGGTGCACATAGCCCGCAATTCCCTTGTGGCCTGTGCTTACGAGCGAGAGGTGGACGATTTAGTTTTTATAGATGCGGATCAAGGCTTTACTGCTGAGGCTTTCTTTGCCGTGCTTAGTCACCCAGTAGATGCAGTGGGTATCCCCGTGCGTAACAAAACGCAAAGCGAGGGCTACAACATACGCCCCCATGAAGTTAGCCGCCACAAGTACGATGTAAGCTTAAAACTTTTAGAGGTGGAGGCTATAGGCACTGGGTTTTTGCGTCTTTCTAAATACGCACTTCAAGCTTTACGAGATTCTAGCCCTACTTATGGGGACGACCATAGGATGATCTGCAACACTCAAATAATAGGTGGGCAGTTAATATCAGAAGACATCCAAATCTGCGACAAACTTAGAGCTGCTAATATAAAAGTCTACGCTGATGTGGCTCATACGTGTACTCATTTTGGCACTCACAAGTGGGAAGGTAACTATAAGGATTATTACGTGCGGGAGTTGCTTGCATTGAAAGCCGAGTACCAGAGAGAGGATAAGTAATTGGAAGTAATACAAAACAAAGCATTGGTTTTAAACACAAAGACCCCGCACTTAGTCACAGAAAAAATACTTAAGAGCAAAGTAATTTCTAAAAGTAACGGGGTGTATGAGGTGGCAGTGCATTGGGGCTTAGAAGAAGCACAACAATTGTGCAAGCTAAAGGTAGCAGACGTGCCTTCCCCAATTAATAGGGACTACAAATGGACGGGCAAACTTACTCCCTTCAAACACCAGGAAGTTACTTCCTCATTCCTAACCCTCAATAAAAAAGCTTTTTGTTTCAACGAACAAGGCACGGGTAAGACGGCCTCCGTGATATGGGCAGCCGATTACTTGCTTACCAAGGGCTACATTAAACGAATACTAGTGTTGTGCCCGCTATCTATAATGAAGTCTGCGTGGCAACAAGATCTGTTTAAGTTTGCTATGCATCGCAGCTGCTCTGTAGCACACGGCACAGCAACTCAGCGTAAGAAAATACTGGCCGCTGATTCGGAGTTTGTAATTATAAACTTTGATGGCTTGGCAGTTATCAAAGATGAGGTTATGGCTGGGGGTTTTGACATGGTCGTAGTGGATGAGGCCAACGCATACAAAAATGCCCAGACTAATAGATGGAAAGTACTGCGGGACATTGTAGCTAAGACCCCGTGGTTGTGGATGTTAACAGGCACACCGGCAGCACAATCCCCCGTCGATGCCTTTGGTTTAGCCAAGCTAGTCAACCCAGATAATACACCCACCTACTTTGGTAGGTTTAGGGATGATGTAATGTACAAGGTAACTCAGTATAAGTGGGCTCCTAAGCCCGATGCACAGCAGACGGTACACAGGGTTCTTCAGCCAGCTATACGGTTTGAAAGGTCACAGTGCCTCGATTTGCCCCCTCTCACCTACACCGAACGGGAAGCCCCACTTAGTCCTCAGCAAAACAAGTACTATCAAAAGCTTAGGAAGGACATGGTTCTAGAAGCTGCTGGGGAGGAAGTCAGTGCCGTGAACGCGGCTACTCAACTGAACAAGCTATTGCAAATATCAGGCGGGGCCGTGTACACCGATGAGGGGGGTGTCTTAGAGTTCGATGTTAGCAACAGACTGCAAGTAATACTGGAAGTAATAGAAGAATCCACTAACAAAGTTTTGGTCTTTGTTCCATATACCCACACTATAACTTTACTGTCGGAGTTCTTAAGTAAGAAAAAAATACCCAGTGCCGTTATCAATGGGAAGGTTACGCTGAATAAACGCAGCGAAATAATTTCTCAGTTCCAGAAGGAAACAGACCCCCGTGTCTTAGTCATTCAACCACAAGCTGCATCACACGGGCTTACCCTTACGGCAGCGGACACAATAATCTGGTACTCACCAGTCACTAGCGTGGAGACATACCTCCAAGCCAATGCACGGATAAATAGACCAGGGCAAAAACACCCTATGACGGTGGTCCATATAGAAGGAAGTCCGGTAGAAGCTAAGCTTTATCAAATGCTACAAGGCAACATAGTCAACCACCACAAAATAATTGACCTATACCGACAAGAAATAAGTGAGTAGTGTTGACTTTGTCAAACAGAGTGGTATTCTTCTTAGCCCTATCACTAAAACAACGGAATACACCGATGCCTAATGATGCCCCTAGCGTAGATGGACTGGTCAAAGTCTATATAAAGATACGTCAAGCTATTAAAGACAAAGAAGAAGAGCACAAGCTAAAAGTTGCAGACCTGAAAGCACAATTTAAGCTAGTGTCTGATGAATTACTAGAGCACTGCAAGACTAACAACAGCGAGGCTGTACGCACAGAGTTTGGTACGTTCTACCGTACCGTCCGAACTAAGTACTGGACTAGCGATTGGGCTGCTTTGTACGACTTTATTCAAGTTAACGATGCCGCACACCTTCTAGAGAAGCGAATCAACACCCGTTCAATGGAAGAATTCTTAACCGAAAACCCAGACTTATTACCCATAGGGCTTCACTCTGATAAAGCCTATACCGTACAAGTTAGAAAACCCAACACTAAATAAGGAGTACAGCATGAGTACTAGCATATCTATTTTTGAGCAGGA